CTTATACGAAAAATCATGGTACAATGTAGGTACCGCACTGAAGGAGGATCTCATTATGGCAAAGCACTATGACAAACAATTTAAGCTGGATGCAGTCCAGTATTATCATGATCACAAGAACTTAGGACTGCAAGGCTGTGCTACAAACTTAGGAATCAGTCAGCAGACATTATCACGCTGGCAGAAAGAACTGCGTGAAACAGGTGATATTGAAAGCCGTGGTTCCGGTAACTATGCTTCTGATGAAGCAAAAGAAATCGCACGATTAAAACGAGAATTACGAGATGCACAGGATGCCCTTGAAGTATTAAAAAAAGCAATCAACATTCTGGGAAAATGACGGAAGCCATTTATCTCGAAGTTACGGAGATGGCAGAAACTGCCCATAAGGCAAAACGCCGAGTTTCTGTCTCCGGAATGTTGAAACATCTTGGCGTTTCTCGTTCTGGTTATCATGCATGGCTAAAACGTGTTCCTTCTAATACAGAAAAAAGACGTGAAGCTGTAAAAACTAAAATTCAGGATATTTACAATGAACCAATTGTTTATTACTAAAAGTCTGTAACTCATTCATAGCTTACACCGCCTTTTGAAGAATATCGTTATTACCGTTCGCATAATCTAAGGCAATTTCTACCAGCGCAAGCTTATCAATAATACCATCACTATCAATAAGCTGTACCAGCGTATTCAGTGTAGCTTGAATTTTCAGATTGTTGTCATACATAATTTGAATTTGATTATTGTTCATAAAAATATCACTCCATTACAGATTGTAAGTAACCCATAGAGGTGATATAATTGGTGTGCAACACCTCTATGGGTTGGTTGTTTAATAAAGCGTTGTTTTTCGTTGGTAGCGGTGACAACGCTTTATTATTTTTTTATGCTTTTTTCGACCAAATCAATTCCCATTTTAATTACATCAGTTTTCGTCATTGATAATTCATCAGAACATTTTTCTAACTTATCATTAGTCGCCTTGTCTAACCGAATTTCCAATCTGATGTTTTTGGGATTGTCGGTAGGTCTACCCATTTTAGCAGACATTTGTTTTTCACCTCACTTTCTGAGGTCTATTATAACTTTTGTACGTACGTAAGTCAAGTGAAAATTTCCAATTTTTGACAAAAAATATAGAGGGACGAATATCGCCCCTCTTTTTTAATTCCTCAAACAATATTTAATACGCCTTATCCAATCAGGAATGTAACTCATATATTCTTCTAGTGTCAAATTCTCATAATGCTTTATACCAAACGTTCCCTTTAATACCTGCATATGAGTTTTTCTACCCCTCAATTTTATTCTACCTATTGGATACGTGCCATAATAAACATAATAATCTTTTATACTCATTAGATTAAAATGTAAATATCTTGGTTGTAACTTTTCTGCAACGACTTGTTTCACAAGTTCTTTAAAAAATATATTCTCGCTTTCTAAAACTTCAAATGTTGTATTTCCAAATTTATCAAGAAAACTTCTTTTTAGAATAGCTGTGGTTAACTCTTCAATTAGTTCATCTTCACTTTTTGGTTGTTTAATTTCAACATCAGATTTTATTTCTGTTGTTGTCCGTTTAAATATATCAAACAAACCCATTTTTAATTCTCCATATTATTTAATAGTTCTTCCATAAAACATAAAGAATACGATATACGGACGGTTCACAAACGGCTACAACTCTTTCACCCGTGCATAAAAGCATATCAACAGTAATTTCATCAGAATTTGCACCACAAACAATATCTAGTGTTTGAATATTGTTCTTTAATGGTATTTGTGTTGCTTTTCCAAACAAACCATCTTTGTAATTGAAGAAAGCTTCAGAGCTTGTACCTGTAAATACTGTGGTGAATGGTAGACCGTGAAAAACTTTAAAGTTCATTTGTAAAGTCCTCCTTAGTGTTTATTTATAAATGATATGTGTATGTTTATTACACCATGTTTTTATTGCTTGTCCACGCTTAAAAATATGGTGGACAAATGGTGGACAAATCGCCTTTGGTGGACAGCTTTTTTACCCTAAAATCTAGGATTTATGCGGGTTATGAGGCACACAGTTTCCACATGGCTTGTAGATAGAACTAGCTTCATTACTTCACATTAGCATGCCCCTTACTTCATTATATATGTTGAAAAATGCCTTAAAATAAGGGTTCTTAACATCCTATCCATATTTGCAATCATCTATGAATATTTAATCTCATTTTACTAGTGGCCACAAAACGGCCACACCGCGGCCATTAACTCAGTGCTTTCACAAACAAAAATCCCGCTAATACTTGCCAAATAATTCTCTGGCTTTTCAAGCGGTGCTCATTATGACGCACTTCGGTTTCGTACTCTTGCAAGTATCTGTTGGCATTCTCGATTGAGCTGCTCTGCTCTATCAAGATTTTCTGCGATTCGTTCAGCTGATGTCTCAGCTCTGCTAATTGATTCTGAGACGTTTTCAGCTCCCGTGTCAGCAGAACCAATTCTGCCTTGGAGCTGGATATTACCATTTTCTGTTGCTGTAATCTCTGTTCTAATCGAATCAACTCCGGCTCCGTAATCTGGTACATCTTTTCTGCAGAACCAACAGAAGGCGATAACAAACAGCAACCCAATAACAATGTAGCATACATTAACCTTCTTTGCAATGGTAATCACATCCTAATTCATAATCCAAAGTAATGATGGAGCGCGCCCAAGGTAAAACCAATCACCAGACCGCTTACGAACTCAGTAGACATAATAAAAGCCTTAAATTTTTCCATTTCATTTACCTCCTTACCATCGGTAATAATTTGGACTATTACCATTGTCGCGGCAGTCCACATGTACAAAGCAGTCATCATAGTAACGGCCGATGCCGTCAAAGCCAATCTCTGCTGCCAGATCAGCAAGCTCATTTACGCTGACTGCATCGCAGATAATATCTGCAGCAGTACCGAGAACGTGTTGGCTGTTAGGCACGCCGTTAACATTGGCATTATGCACCGGACAGCGATAGCCGCTGGTAACAATAATAGGTGCTCCTACACGCTCACGCAGCTGGTCGAGCTTTGCTAGCAGCACCGCATTCATTCCGCCATCAGGCAGGCAGCCACAATGCTTGCAGGCGAACTCTGCATCAGTAAAATACTTCATTATTCTTTACCTCCAATCTTAAAAGCCTTAGTTTCAATTGCCTTGTTACCTAGCTGGACAATAACAAAGGCAAGGCATATCCAGGCAAATGTATCGTAGTTCCCCCATGTCTTAACAGTAAAGCCAAGATATAAGCTGACTACAATAAATAAAACCATCGCCAGGACAGCGCATAGCCGCCCGATGCTGATGGTTTCTTCATCTTTTTTAAGCATATTGATAAGCTTACTCATCTGATCACTCCCTACATTGGCAATTTTCGCAGCGCTCCTCAATATGACGGATTCGTGCATCAAGTGCGGCGATGTGCGCAAAGAGAGTTTTCATTTTTTCCTCAGCCCTTGCCAACTCTTCATTGTTTTCGCCTACTTCACCCTGCACACGCTCCATGGCCGTTGCCAGACGGTCAACACTTAATTGCAAAGCATTGATGGATAATTTGAGCGGCTGCACGATTAAATAAGTTGCGACAAAAAAGCCAGCGCTGGCCATAGTTGATATTGTTTGTAAATCCATCTAGCAAATCCTCCCCTTGTTCGCGCCCATGAAAAACATAATTACTAGCAACGTAACTATCATGCCTATTGCGTAGCCGACAATAAAATTAAGCATTATATCATCCCCCTATAAAAAATCCTCCTATACTTATAAGCAAGGAGGTTGATAACAATGAAAAAACGATTAAAATTACCTAATGGATACGGATCAGTATCATATCGTGGCGATAGACGCAGACGGCAACCATACGCAGTCAAGGTTAGTATCAAAGGCAAGCAGGTGCCTATAGGCTACACGGAAACATACGAGGACGGTTTAGCAATGTTAGCTGATTACCATAAAGACCCAACAAAATTTATCACTAGCAACATCACCTTTGCCGAAGTATATCGGCTCATGGCCACCGAAAAATACAAACAGCTTGCTGAAGTTACTGCGAAAAACTATGACTCCGCCTTTAAACATTGCTGTAGCATCCACAATAAACGCTTTGCCGCCTTACGCCCCGCTGATCTGCAGAGAGTTATTACGGAATCCCACGAAGCTGGCAGAGGAAACGCAAGCCAACGTAAGATTAGGCAGGTAATGCACCATTGCTACAGTTATGCCATTAAATACGAAATCATCAATGCAGCTGTTGATTATAGTCAATATGTTGATATCGACAAGCACTCAGTACGAGTTCCTAAAAATCCCTTTAATACAAGGCAACTAAACAGAGTTAAGGCTCTTATAGGCTCGGACGAAAAGCTATCCGATTGGGCTACAACAGTTGTTATGCTTTGCTACGCTGGCACACGTCCATCAGAGTTTTTATCAGTCCTTAAAACTGACGTAAAATTAAAGCAACGTTATTTTATAGTCCGAGAATCCAAAACAGAAGCAGGACGCAATCGCATTGTACCCATCAGCCGTAAAACCCTACCATATTTTGAGTACTGGATGCAGATGCCAGGGAAAACTCTTATCACTAAGCAAGATGGCAATGCTATGCCTTATCGCACGTATAGGCTCAGATTTAAAGCAGTAATGCAGGCCAGCAGGTGCAAACACACTCCCCACGAGTGCCGTCATACCCTTGCCACATGGCTAGATAATGCAGGAGCAAATGAGCTCAGCATAAAGCGTATTTTAGGCCACGCCGCCAAAGGCGTAACGCAAAAAGTTTATACCCATAAGAGCATTGCACAGCTCCGTAAAGCTATAGATTTAATCTAATTTGTGGTATTAACTGGCGCTTGATTCTCATATCAATAAATAGCAATTCCCCATATCCTACCTGTGTTTTAGGCGGGCTTATGGGGAATTATTTTTCAGTTAATAAAAATACGCCTTACTAACGCCGTAACCATCAAGGTTTTAGCCGTTTCTCATTTTTAACCTAAAACAATTTTTTCTAATTCTTGTTCGCTTTCGCAGGCTTCTACTTTTTCTTTTGCAGTGCGATACGCAACGTGTAAAGCATTACTACGCAAGGCTACAGCGCCAATAACCGCTCTTAAATCATTAGCAGTAACGGTGATGTTAGAATTATCAGCTAAAGTCCATTCAATACTTGCTTTTTCACCTTGCAGGTCAAGAGCGATTATAGCTGCATTGATTCTATCTCTTGCCTTATCGTCATAGTCATAAACGTGTCCATTGTACGCAATAGGCTCAACCTCTTTGCGGTCACGCTCCCATTTCAATTCTTGGATTTTTTGTTGTTTTAGCTCTTCAAAAGTAGGCTTTTCTGGCTCAGGCTCTTTATCCTTAGTATCCTCTTCATACTCCCAGCCTTCGCCGTTCCACTTAATCTTAAATCCCTCTTTGGTAGAGGGTGGCTCTACCTCTGTGCAGTATGCAGGGATTTGCCAATTACCACTGACAGGACTGCGGTCTGTATCGTCTAAAACGACTTTGTGTTCAAAATAACCTTTTTCATCATAACGATAAACATTTTTTGTTTCCATTTTTTATCATCCTTTCTTTTTTCTAGGGCGGAGATAGTATGTCCATAAAGAGTGCAGGATTACCAAACATTGAAGGTACATTTGCATTTTTTTGTAGTTCAACAGATGACACGTGGTTAACACCATCAGTAGCATATGGTGCTTTTAGTAGATATGGCGTTACTGGTGGAACACCTGCAACCAAGCATGCAGCTGCTTCTACTGGAGATATATATACATCTACCAAATTTAGTGCTCAAAAATCTAACACACTGTATGGCAATTCCGCTACTGTACAACCCCCTGCTATCTCCTTAATTCCCCAAATACGATATTAAATCGTTAGGGCGGGGATATGCCTGCTGTGTTAGAGGCTGGGTTGCCAAATTTAAAAGGCTATTATGATATTAGAAAAATAAACGCATCTGTTACAGTGGGCGATCCTGATGAAAAGCTTTTTAGCAGAGAAACATCAACTAAAATTTGGGATACGTTAGCATTTTCCCCAGGAAAACCCGTCGCACTAGAACGTATTCGTTTCGATGCTTCTAAGCATAATACGATATACGGACAATCCTCTACTGTTCAGCCACCTAGCATTACTTTAATACCGCAATTGAGGTATTAGGACGATGGACGGCGGTTGCACAGTGTTTGAGGAACCATAGATTTTATTACTACGTGATGCATCGAAACTCGAACTCATGTATACTTCCTTGCCACTACTACCACCTCTATCTAATGTGGAATTTTGGAAGGTTTTAAACGGCCCGTTTCCAATCGTTTGATTTGCATGATAATCACCAAAACTACCAACTATATTGGGCAATCCAGCTGCTTTCACTATCGTACTATCCCCGCCCTGGATAAACCTACCTACATAGTTGGGCAGCACCATAGTGGTGCTTCCGTTTCCTTGACCAAACTTCCAAGGCTCGTTTGCGGGATTAGTTGTCCACAGATTATTGGCGTTCGCAAAAGCCACAAGACGAGGATAATCAGCACGATTAACCGTTGCGCCGTTAGCTTTAACGTAGCCTGCTTTAAGGAATGGGCGGAAAACTACATCACCTACGGGAGTATTGTCAAATGCTTCAATAGCTTGTTTTACTCTAGCTGGAGTCATAAGCTTGTTTTGGTCAGTGCCTTTTTCTGCGTCGGATTTAGTCGCTAAAGCAGGAGTATCGGTAAGGTTCTTATAGCTAATTTTCTGACCACCGCCTGCGCCGTTATGGTTATGGTTCAAAAGGTTAAACAGCCCTGGTGCTTCACTTATAATATTGATTTGCTGAATCTTAGTCGCATTAGCTGGTACATTGATTTTTGCCAATGCAACCCAGCCCTCAGGAACACTAACGGGAACGGGAGATGCAGCTGCTACGCCCTGCAGTACTTGAAAAACAACCATACCAGCTACACGTGTTTTTACAGTCAGCTGAGTAATATTTCTACTTACTACATCAGTCATAACGTTACGAGTTTCAGGCAGGTCCTCTACTTCCTGATACTGTGCCACAACCCTATCAATACGTGCGTAGGAGCTATGTGCAGCCGCAATAGTAAGAGCACTGCTATCGCTAGCTAAATTACCCTGTTGTCCATTCTGATATAAGCGCCCCTTCTTAACATATACGCTCATATTGGGTACCGCTTGAGCGGTTACCGCTAAGCCTACAGTGACATCACCTGTACTGATAAAGTCAGCAACCATATTTTGAAAGCCTTCGATAAGATAGTCTCCGCTTCTATTTAAGTCATCGGAAAGGATTTCCATAAAATCATTCCATTTTACTCTATCCATTAAAAATTTCCTCCTAATCTACAAATTGGACGAAAACTTGCGTGCCTGCTGGAATAATTTTCCGCACAGCCTGCAAAAATTCTGCCCTGCTCATATCGATATTACGCTTGCCAGGTAGCATCATGGTCTTAGCGTCCAGATAATCTATGTCGTGAAAATACAAGTCAATACTAGCCAATACATTCTCTGTTAAACGTACTCTTACATAGCCTGTATATGATGTATCCTGACTACTGCCAATCCTTGCACAATATTTTCCTGTACCATCATTAGCCGCAGACATATCGCCACCTTTAGGTACTGCAAATACTCCAGCACCCCAATAAGCAGTATCGCGGACTGGCTCAAATACTTCAACTGGCGGGAATCCCGTAATATCCTTGACGAGCGAAACCAAAGCTCTACGGGTAGAATATTCACGGAACATTTCCAGAAGAATGCGTGCCCTATAGCTTTCGTCATTCTCGTTATATTTACGCTTAAGCTGTACTAGGTCTTCGCCCCAACGGTCAAGATATTCTCCGCTGGCAGACTTTAAGTAGATCTGCTTTTTGTAGCTGTCAATATCAGCTATAGCAGCATCACAGGCAGACGTCACCATTTTTGCGTAAAGCCATATGGCGCCGCCTTTAGTCTTTGCGCTATCGCCAAGCCAATTAAGGTATTGCATCATTCTTTTCAAGATACATTCACCTTCCCTGCTTTCAAAATAGCGTTTTCAGCTACTTCCACATCCGCTGCAGGAGCAGTCAGCTTTACGTTTTCAACTCCAGCAACATTCATTGCTGTCTGGATCAGCGCAGAAATATATAGTTTTTCACCCATCTCCAATTGGTTAATATAATCTGTAAGAGCTTCTGCCACTGCATTTTTTACGATAATAGCATCATTACCAGGCAGCACATACACGGCCATGGTCACATTAACATCAACACGCTTTACTTTTTCAACAGTGAAATTGATGGTAAAACCGCGATACTCGTCAACCTTCCTGCGGACTTCAGCCAGCAGTTCTTCTGAGGTACCGCTGTCCAAATACACAGTAAACCAACCTTTAGACGGATGATTTGGCTTTAAGGTAACACCTTTAACCCCGTCAATGGTTTGTATAGCATATTTGATAGCGTCCTCTGTAGCACGACCAAGGCTCTGCAGATAAGGCTTTACACGAGCACGAAAAGCTTCGTCAGTCTCGTCATCACTGCCACCGTTCATAGTCACTACCTTAGCCCATTCTACACCGCTGATAGCAATACCGACCTGTACAAGCTTATCGTCAGGTTCAAGATTACCTTTAGCGCCAATTTCGACTGCCTGCACCCTGACTTCTACAGTTTCATGTCCAACCGGTATAGTCCCATCTTCTAATGTAATAAAGCGCGTCCCCTGCTTATCCTCAAAGGTAGTTCCAGCAGGAATACTGATGCCAATAGGGCTTGCCGTATCCCTGCCTATAATAACGGTACCGAACGCCTTATTGCCTCTAATACGACTCATACCTAGGTCGCCAAGTCGCTTATCAAGCCATTCTCCAGTAGACGTTGATATGAAGAACATCTGAATAAATCTTGACAGATAATAATAGAGCTCCTCAATGGCGCTGGCTGCAGCTTCGGCCATAGTCCTGGTTACACTGCCTATATTAAAATCTGTTAGCTGACTGCCGCTGAGGCTGTCAAACATCTTTTTGAGGATGTCAGCAAAATTCTTAATCATTGACTACCTCCGTATAAACTAAATTCTCAATGCCAGGCGTGCCCTTAATACGGTACTGTATCTTAAACTGCACTATACGCTCTCTTGGCATTGCCAAAGGAGTAACGCTGACAAGCTCCGTTCTTGGCTCTTGGTTAATACATTCCTGTATATCGGCCGTAGCAAGAGCCAGGAACTCATCACTCATCGGCGCAGAAAGCTTGTCATAAATCCCGTTGCCATACTCTGGGTGCCGTATAAGTGTTCCTTTAGGGCAATGCAGCCGCATAATCAGGGCCTGCCTTACATTCTCTTTATCATTCATGGTCTGCATATCGCCATTCTGTATAAGTACCTCGCCTGCGCCTTCCTCATAAGAGGCTGTGATGGCAATATCCACGCCTAAACTTGCATTCATAAAATCACCCCACAATCACATCACTGCTGCCCTCAACCATTGTATCGCCGCAGGAAATAGCATCGCCAATCCTGCACTTTGGCTTGCCGTTGACGAATACTGTGCTGCTGCCACTTATGCTGGTACCGCTGTGGGGAGAATGCACGTCACAAGCTCCGTGCACCTGCCAGGCATCACCTAACCGCACTGCCCCTCTCCCATTTATTAGCACATTATCACTGCAGCCAACCGCAGGAGTAGGTGGATAGCAGTGCGGATGACCTGTACTCATATCACCTTTTCTTACTGCTCCAGGCATATAATCACCTCAACAATTTTCGCGAATCTTAGCACCTGTTAGTATCAGGTCTCCAGCCGCATGTAACTCCACATTTCCACCATTGCAAAACCTTAAATAGCTTCCCGATTCATGTAATAACAGTAGTTCTGCGCTATTAGGCGGCTTGTCGCTTTCTTCTGAATAGTTAAAACCTGTTATAATTCCGTCATTCAGGTCGCCATTCATAAAACTTACAACTACTTCCTGCCCGATATGAGGCAAAGAAACCAAGCCCCAGCCCATACCAACATACAGAGAACTGATACGGATAAAATCTGTTTCTTCATCCAGTAATGGTATGTACGCCTTTGCCCTATAGTTTGTAGCATCAACAGCAGTAACAATCCCTACTTGAGGAAAGTGCTTCTTGTCATCCATTGCCTATCCCCTCTCTTTCGTAAAGATTTTCCCTATACTGTGCTGCTGCATCAGGTTGCTGATTAGTTCCAGACAAGGAAATTCCATAACCGTTCATCGAAAAACTATGTCTTACCTCAGTAAGATAATAGCTTCCATCAAAACGCCCACAGCCTTCAATATTTACAAGGTTTTCTGCGCCTATTGTAGCAATGCCCTCTGTCTCCAAACCGCTAAATGTAACTACAGCATTATCTAGCTTTCCTAGCAATGCTTCTGCAGTTCTCTGCGCCAGCTCCGTTGTAAGCGCTTTGGAGTCATAAACAATACGCTCCTTAACGCCGTACTTTTTAATCAGGTCATCATTGGTGGCAGACGCCTGCACGAGCTGTTTCTTTCGTCCAAAGAAATGCCGTACAGTTACCTTGTTTATGATTTCAAGCATGCTATCATCAAATGTCACGCTAAGGATATTGCTTGACTGCTCTTTTTTATAGAAAAAGGTACAAGCAGCCTTTTCGTTGCCGTCCTCATCCTTTTCAGGCTCCTGTCTGATGCCAAAATAAAGCTCCTTATCCTTCGTCACATAGCAGGTATAGCCTTCTCTGTCAGCCAAGGTCTGCAGGATTTGCCACTCAGTCTTATCCTTGTACATATCCTTTTCGACAATTACTGTAGTGGGAGTCACTACAGCCGTCAGCCCGTGTCGCTCTGCCAAAAGCTGAGCAATCTGACTTGCTGTACGCTCTGCAAACTGTAGATTAAATTCATTGTCCAAGAACAGAGCTGCATAATCACGGCCAATTAGTCCCACAACATCACGAGCTCCGAAGGACGGCCTTATGCCATCAATCTTACCTGTAAAGATGTGAGTAAGCTCGGTTTTAGTCCATGCTTTCTGATTTTTCACGTAGCCGAGATAAATTTTAACATCCATCTCTTTACGTATATAATCGCTGAGCAGTCTGGAATTATTAAGCGTAAGCTCGAAACTATCCGCTCCGCTAAACATCGTATCGGTAACTGTCAAGCTGATTACATCCTGCCAGTTTACCGCTACAGCATTCCCGCCTTCTCTTGGCGTAAGCTCTATATAACACCTCGGATATTTCATAGACTAGGAACACCACCATTCACAGTATCAACAACCGTTTTCAAATCCTGCATGGCATCTATGCTGGCAGGCATAAGCAGTGATTTTACCTCATCAGGTACAATGGCACTGTCAAGATTGTTTAATGCTGCAATGTACTGCCAATCATCAACATTACCGCTTACACCTTGCGCAAGGCTCCGCAGGTCCTCTCCCTGAACAAAAGGAACAGCCACAGTTGCCACAGCAGCAAAACCACTAGCCAATCCTCCGCTAAGAGCATTAGAAATAGCCTTGCGATTTTTTACTAAGCTGCTAACAGTGTAGGTAAGTGATGTAGAGCTATCATCGGTACGAATAAGGCTTATTTCATACCGCACTACATCATCCCTATACCATTCGTACTTAAAGCTTTCCAGAACAACCTTAGTTGTTATAGGGCCAGCGATAAATGTGACCGGCTCACCCTTATCCTTTAGCTTTTCTAGTGCCAGTGCTTTAGCATAAGCACCCAAGCCATCAATAATACCGTTAAAGGAGCAGGTACATTCGCCCTGCCCCATATCCTGATATATTGGCTTGTAGCCAGGAATATCAAACCTTGCAACAGAGCGGGAAGTTTCAAAGCTTATTTTCTTTTCTGGTGGTCTTAAGGCAATGCCACCAATTACCATAACAGCCATGATTATTACCCCCTTGCTAATATATATTTACTAGGTAAAGCATCCGCAACAAACGCTGATGCAGCTGCAGGAGAATCTACGGTAACATTATTGGTCTGATTAACAGTGCTAGTATTATTACCATTTCCATTAGGCAGTACCTTTGTGTTACTTCCCACAGCATCGCCTAAAATGCCTATACCTTTTTCTCCCATCCACTTAAGGCCCTCTACTATAGGCTTAAGAATAGCCCAGATGCCTTCAAGTATTGGAATTGCAATGCCTCCAATAGTTTCAAAGATTTTCCCCATAGCTGTTAGGAAGTTATTTACCCCTTCCAATGCAACAATAAGTACATCTTTGATAACACCAGCTATATCACTGATAAGAGGCCATGCAGTGTTAAACAACTGCCAAAAGATGCCTATCAGAGTTATAACAGTGCTAATGATTGGCTCAACAGCGGCCGCAATCTGTAAAAAGCCTTGCCAGATAATAGGCAGATTAACTACGGCCCAAGCGCTGACCTGGTCGAATATCGGTCTAAGCTGTGCGGCTATGCTACGGAAAAACTCTAGTGCTCCACCGCCCTCGGTAAATTTATTGATTACCTCGGCGATAGCTACGCCCCAGCTAGCAAAAACAGGACCTATGCTCTGTGCAACAGGTATAAGCGATCTAAGCGTAGGCGCCAATGACTGGAGAATAGCAAAGCCTGCGTCCTGCATACCGCTTTGGAGTGAGCCTGCAATAGTGCTCAACATACCTTTGCTGCTTCCAGCAAGCTTAGCGGCACCGCCTGCATATACGCCCTGCAGAGTTCTGCCCTTGGCATCTTTCATTGCAAGCATATTGCCACCTGCCGCTTTGAAATCATCAGCACTAATCTTGAAGCCAAATTCCTTTAAACGCTCCATTTCGCCTACATTTGCATCAGCCAAAGCCTCCATAGCGTCAGAAATAGTTTTGTCAGGATTGAGCGCAGCCATATCCTCAGCAAGCTTTACCATTTCCATAGCCTTTTTAGTATCACCATCGGCAATCTGTACTGCTCTTGTACCTGCAGCAACAACCTCAGTAGAACTAAAAGGAGTCAACTCTGCATTTTTACGCAGGTCCTTAAGGTACTGTGAGCTTACTGCATCAACTGTACTTTTATCCATACCAGCATTCGATACGCCGATGAAATGCTTCATACTGATCTGCTGCTGTTCCAAGTCACTGCCCATACTTAGAACTGCGCCAATGCCCTCAATAGCTTTGCCTGCGACATATAAAAGCCCCATAGTACCTGCAAGTGATTTAATACTGTTTCCTGCACTTTGTGCACCGTCACGAATCCTCCCCATCTGTTGTGCAACTCTTTCAGCAGGCTTGGTAGAAATGTTGATGGGAATTTTTCTTTTTACTGTCTGTACAAGTCTTTGAAGCTGCTTCTTTACAGCATTGATGCTTGCAGTAGCCTTAACACTCACAGGCATATTCTTAAGCATAGCGCCTGCCTTCTTCATAACGTTCATTTCCTTAATAGCCTTACGAACTCCAGGCATCATCTGATTTACACAGCGTACAACGACTTGTACTACTCGATTATTCATATTTTCACCTCTCTTGTTGAGCGGCTTCTTCATCTAAGAGCCAGGACAAAGCCTCAAACAAAGCCTCCTGCTCCATCTCATCCAGCTGTACCCATTCGCTATATGTTACAGCCTTGCCATATCGGCTTAATTGGATGAACTTTGCAAGCTGCAGTTCTCTAGCAAAAAACGAGCTTTTTCTTTAATCTCGTCCTTTCGCTCATCGGTAACAGCAAACATTTCGTCAAACAGGGAATAATAATAATCCCAGTCTAAGCCGTCCATGTTCTCAAAGGTCGCCTGATAGTCAGGACTTGCAGGCTTGCCATCAATCTCAGTAATACATTTCGCAGCAATGAACTGCTGTACAAGCACCAAATCATTCAGTCTGTCCACGTTCATTTTCGCTTTTTTGGTTACTAAAATCTTATCCATACCTGTAGGACGGCGGAATTTGATAACTGCACCGCTAGGCAGTTCCAAAGGACCGTAATAAATCTTTTCCATAGTTACCTCCACAAAAAGAAAGGGCAGATTATCTGCCCTAGTGTTATGCTTGGGAAATACCCTCGGCCTTAAAGCTCAGCTCGGAAGAAACAACATCCTTTCCTGTAGTAGAGCTCAAAGCCCATTCATTAATCACAGCTTGCTCCACGCGGATTTTACCATTATATCCTTTGCTGCTGTTTTTCAAGGTCATCATAATAGTAAAGCGTGGACTTGCCACGATAGCATCACCACGGCGCAAAGAGCTTTGACCATAAATACGGTTAATAGCGTCCACATACAGGCAACCGCGTTTCAGCTTGCCTTCAATGGTGATCTGACCATCAAGAAGCATAGCAATACGTTCGCCCAGCTCGAGATACTCTTCAGTATCGTTGGTAATAGTAACACTTGCTTCCTGAAATTCGCCTACCAGCTCAGGGCCGTTGGTGCCGATGACGGACACTTTAACGTCATAGCCTTGTAAAGGTTGTTTTGCCATGTTAGCACCTCCTATTCCTCAACGCTCAGCAGGCGCTGGAATTTACCAATAATAAAGTCAGCTGCATAAAGCGGCAGCCATCTGATTTGAGCAGTCAGAATACGTGCAGCCACATTTTCAGGCGGATTAGTCTGCTCATTGCACAAAGTAGCAGCATAATTTCTGATAAAGCCCAGATTCTTCTGCACCTGCAGATACGCATCAATCTGTGCCGCGATATTATCCCACAACGGCTCTGCGTGCGGCTCACTGATGGCCCATTGCAGGCTGTTGTAAATCTCCATATTCATTTTATCCTGCTGACGGCGGATGTTGATTTGAGACCAGGCGCTATCGCTGGACAAGTTCAAGCCGTTGCGGATGCGGAAGCCTCTATTAGGTACCAGAGTAATAGGGCTGATGCGTGCCAGAGTAAGAGTTTTTACCTGTGCATAGGTAAAATCAATCTGTGTGGACAAAAGGCCCTTAACCTGCTTGTTAGACGGAGACTGATGAGGATTAAGCGTAGACAGTACGCCAGCATAAAAACCATCTGGGGCAATGTATTCGCCCGGTAAATTCTCAAATTCTACCCAAGGATAAACCATAATGCCGCGTGCACTGTCCAAGGTCTTGGTCTGGCCGATAGCACTGTCAGCGGAAAGATTGGGTGCACTGTTAATCACAGCAACACGCAGACCTTCCTCAATATCGCAGTTTTCGCAGAAGCTAATCATTGCGCTTTGAATAGTCTCGGAATGCTGCTGCGCACATACCACAATGCCTACTTGAACAGGCTCCAAAGCTTTTAAGCCAGTTCTCGCGCCAGAAGCACTGTCAATAGTGCCTACATAATCGGAGTCTTGGATTTCTGCACCATCAGCACCAGTAGACAAGGTTACAGAGCCTTTATCAGGCACACCACTGCCGTTTTTTCCCTTTACAATGGTTACATAAGTAGGATTGATGTCCTTTACTGTGTCCAAAGTAAGGTTTCTAAATTTTTCAATGCTGGTGCGGAAAGTTACAGTCAAATCAAAAGTGCTGCTGTCAGTGTTAGGTGCAACATCAACCTTGATTTCATTACCCCATACGCCTTCGTTGATAGCTGTAATGGTAAGTAAAGTTTCCTCGCTTTTAGTAATGCTGGCAGTAGCTTTTACAGCGCCTTTACCAGCAATACGTACAATCTTTAAGTCATTTGCACCTTGGCACAGCGCAGTAACAGCAGAAAGATAACCGGTAAGACCTTTCACGTAAGAGCCAAAGGTTTTTACCAGCTGTTCCTCATCACCAATGGTGGTAACTACATTTACCGGGCCACGCTCAAAGGTGCCTACAAGGCCAATGCCTGCAAGGGATAATTGGTCAGTAGGACGCACGCCTACATCACTTTCGTCAATCATGACGGAAGGTACAATAAATTCTTGAGCCATGCTTACCTCCTATTTATAATCTGAATCTAGTTTAATCTTTGCTACAGTCGGCGTTTTTCTCAGTCTGTAGCGGTCTACAAATTTGTTTATTTCCAAAAATACAACAGCTCCTGCAGCTTCATCCCTTTGGAAGGTCGTCTGATACTGGATGCCGCTGACAAAGCTGGCTGATACTGCACCATTCAAAGTTTCATTCTCAGTAAGCACATAACGGATGTTTTCTGCCAGCAACACGGCCAACCCGATATTATTGGAGTCAGCAGGCAAAGAAACGTAAATGTTATAAACTGCTGTCATGGAATCCTGGCCGCCGTCATATTCAGAAAAACTGCACTTATAGCAGCCTGCACTAACAGTTACTTTTTTGCCAGGCTTGGTGCCTTCCTGCGCATTCCATTCCTGCACATATTCTTTTAGCACCTCATCACCTTTCAGTAACTCTATGATAGCCTTGGTAATATCGTCCATTACGCCCTCCATAAATCTATGCAGTAGATGCCGTTGTTTGAACCGCCCTGCTGTCCTGTAAAGTCTTCAGCACTTACTACCTTAAGCAACTCTTTGAGCTGATCCCTATACGCCCTAAGCTTTACAACGTAGATATCCTCATCACTATAGCCTTCATGACTGATAGGGTCACGTCCGATATAGTCAAGACAGCAGGAAATATAGCCGTTAAGGAGACCAATGCGCTTTGCTGCATATGTAAGCGGGCTACAAATCTTGTCCGCTGTTACTCCATGCCTTGCAGCAATAAGCTTGATGAATTCATTTGCAGCATCTACATGCAAAGGGCCGATAATCAGCACCTCATCCGTAAAATCTTCTTTTACAAGTATCACAATCCCGCCTTTCTTAGAGCTTCCTCTACGCTTTTGCTTAAAACTTCCTGTACATGTTTTTCCTGTGCCGTGGCAGCTTCATATAGGAACTGATCAGGTGCAGTGCCTGGATGGTTAACACTCTTAGCGAATCTAAATCCATCACCAGCAGGCCAACGTAAGGACCTTTTGCGCTTAATCCTTATCTTGTGCCGCCTAGTTCCCTCATGAACATATTGAGCATATGGAACACTAGGATTTAGCATTACCATACCTACGTTGCCCTCAACCTTAGTAACTATGCCCTCCCGCTCCAAAATTCCAGAACGGGAAGTATAGTTATGATGATCGCTAGCGTATTCTTGAATATCTCTTACGGCAATTTTTAAGCCCGACCTCAGCTGCTTAGTAGTTTCCTCTGGGAATTCCTCAAAGGCTTTTACAAGTTTGCCAAAATCAGGCTTTATTTTAATTTCCATTTTCAGGCAGTCTTGTGCATGTAAATTGCACCTTTCTTATTGTTCAGCACAAACGCATCGTAGTAAACGCGACCTTCTACTAACCAGCCATTGATACCCGGCGGATTATCATGCACCTTATATTCAGCCAGTTTAACCGGGGAGCAACAAGCAGAAGGATTGGTGATGATAAACGCAGTATTTTCAGGCATCCAGCTTGCAGGTACTACGATAATAGGCACGCCGTCAATCATACCAACTTGGCCTTTGACAAGCATATCCTGTGCCAGGTCAGAAGCTTTGATAAAGGTTTCATCCTGCTTGATAAGCTTGTAGTAGCTAGAAGCTACATATGCAACACGACCGCCAGCAGGCGCCAGTTCGTCAGTCAGTTTTTCCATGCCATCTAAAAAAACGGAATAAGCGTTGGTCTTAGTTACAGCAGCAGTTGCAGAACCCTTGGCACCAGCAGCAATTTGCGCTAAGCGATAAATATCGATTTCAGGAATAACAACTTCGTCAATCTGACGTTGCAGAGCTTTGCCAGCTTCTTTAATCATCATTTGGTCTTCCAAATTGCCACGGTCAATAGTGAAAGTAAACGCACGGTCACGGGTCAAGGTCAGCTCTTGTACAGTATCGTCCAACTCTTCAGGATCGCCATAACGGTTAGCACCTGTACGCTTATAGTTGCCCATTGCAACAGTAGAAATAGAGTATACCTTTACGGTTTGCACGCCAGTAAAGTCATAATCGTTATTGATTGCCGGTGCAGTAATAGCACCTTTTTTAAAGCGCTCATCAATCTTTGCGCTATATTTTTCAGCATAGTTAATAGCCATAGTAATTTACCTCTCTTTCATATCTTAACCATTAAATCCGACAAGGAACGGATCCTCACTGCCACCTGCACCGCCACCAAGAGCACCAGAGCCGCCTTGAACATTTGCCTTTACTGCCCAAGTATTTTCAGTGAGCCAAGCTTTTACGCCGTCCTCTACGCTGACATCGGTATCGCCATTTTTATACATAAGGCTTTCATCGTCACCGACAACAAGGCGGTCAGCAATCAGCTTTGCCATATCCTTGGGAGCAGCTGCATTACCTTTGGTAAGGGCATCTACAAGGGCACTGGTTTTCATAGCGTCAATGCGTTTAATTTTCTCAGCCTCTTTTTCTTTAGTCATATCAGCAAGCTGCTTAGTAAACTGTTCAACCTTTTTATTAAGGTCTGCCATAGCTCTAGCAACTTCCTCAGGCTTCTTACCGGACTGAGCGAAGCTGTCTAAAGTAGATTTAAGGCCTTTAGCCTTATCGACTACATCGTCACCATCCTCAAGGCCTAAGCTCTCCAGCAACTCCTTCACCTTGGCAGCAGCCTTATCACCATTCTGACGATGGCTTTTGGCTTCATTGTTCAGGCGATTGGTTTCAGCCTTGATGGCAGTAATCATTTCTGCGCCGTTCTCTAATTTTTCAAGCTTCTCAAATACTTCTTTTAAATCCATTTCAAATACCTCCGTACTTTGGCTCTCCAGCCTGTTTTATGTGGTCTCCACCACGGTTTGCGCCCTCTCCAGGGCATATAAAAAGCGCATCCTGTGAAATTCACATAATGCGCTAAATATTAAATTGGGAATAAAAAAGCAGACCCTGAGCTTTCACTCAAAATCTGCTTGTCTGTTGTTCAATCTTTTTACTAATAAATCTCTATGTACTCGCTGATTTCATTTAATGATTTTCCATCAAAAATTTTATCATTCATAAGTTCGTCAATATCGTCATAATGTTTCTCTACATCTTTATAGCAAACATCAAAACTATTCCGAGAATACGGCATTACCAAACCATCTACGCCATTATACCCAAACTGCACATCATATGTTAAAGATAAAATCTCATTTTTCACTTGTTCTTTGTTCAAGAAAATCACCTGCTTTCTTACGCTCATCCTCTGTGAGCTCTCGAGCCTTTCCTCTTAAGAGTACACCATCTACATATTTGTAATCATGTGCATGTTCGCCATGTCTTCCAAAAGGATGTGCTTTAGGCTGCCCATGGTCATTATTAGTTATCTGTAGGTACTGCATACCATTGGCATCATAATAGTTTCTGTCAATACCGCCATTACGATTCATTCTTTCAGTAACAGAATATGGCTCACCTTTCAAAGAAACCTTCTGCACTCTAATTATACCATTATCTTTATTAGCTTGCAATTTCTCATCAGCGTGAAGCTGCAACAGGATTTCCCTCAGCCTGCTTTCCTGCTTGCCTAGTCCCTGCCAACCTCGTAGGTAGTCCTGCCAGCTTTCGCCAGACTGCCAAGCTTTTGCGCCATTTATGCCCATCAGCTGCATTCGCTGATTATCAGACAACTTTTCAAAATAATCATTGACTGCGCCCTCGATGTTCTCTTTGGCTTTTTTACCGTCTAAGTCTGCAGCATAAATCTTTACAAGCTTACACATGCAGTGCGGATGGGCTGGCAGCTTAGGCAATTTGTCTTTAGGATAGATGCCAGGCCCTAAGCCATACATATCCGCCTTAGCGTACATATCGCAGATGTCGAAGACAGGATGCCTTGTACCGGTCTTCCATTTTACTGCCACAACATCGTCATCAACTTCAATATCGGCTAAAAAGCCATCAGCATAGGCCCTAGCCATCTCTGTTCTTGCAATACGCTCTGCCACATAACGGCTTTTCTCCTGTACCGCTACCCAGCAGGCCTTTTGCATGGCTTCATCAGAGCCTGTAAGCGCTTGCTGTACAAGCTGATTATAGGCAACCTTAAGGCTTTTTGTCGGTGCTCCGTTACGTGCAAGACGGTTGATGTTGTTCCAAGCTTTACGTGCCGCACGCAGTTGCTCAGGAGAGCCTGCTGTAGCATGGCGTACAAGCCTAAGATAGTTGGGTAAATCCTGCTCTCTTACAACAGCCTTGCCACTATTATAGCCGTCATAAAGCTCACGTGCTGCATTAGTCCAGCTTGCATTAAGATTAAGCTGTGTGCGGATAGTGTCCACAATAGCTTCACGCATCTGTTTAGTAGCACCGTGAAGCCTCTTGCTGAGCGTCATTCCATCGCTTGCCCAAGGCCGTTCCATTGCAGTCGCCATCTTAGCATAAGTCGCCGCTGTCAGAACCTCAGGAACAATTCCATAGCCATAAGCAGCAGCTTCCACAAGAGAATCCTTGAGTCCTGGCAACTGGAATAGCTCTGGGTGCTTACGTTCCAAGGCTTTTACCGCTACGTCTACCTTCTTCCCACCCTCCACCAGCTTATACAGCTCTTTGATAGCTTTTTCAGCCACAGCCTGCCACTCTTTATTGAAGCGGGCAATAATAGCATTTAAAGCCTTTTCATTACGGTTCATCTACTTCATCCTCTATGTTGCTGTGCGCCATGGCAAGCTTGTCTTGCTCCTGCTGTTTGGAATACGCCTGCACAAGCTCGTCAAAGTGATCGTCATCCAGCTCAGGAAGATAGCTGGTAAGCACCTTCTTGAATACTTCCAGATTAAATTCATCACCAAAGGCCATACCTTTAGCAACCTCAGCGTTAGCAAGCTCTGTCTCAACATCAGCAATGGAATAATCATTGGGATAGTTGCAGGTATATTCAAAATCAGCGCCTGTCCAGCGCTTGAACAGCAGTGCAAGGCGCTTTTCTGCACGCTCTACCATATCAGCAAAGTCAGCAAGAATCTGATTTGTCTGTTGATAATCCCAAGCCTTGGCAGTACCAGATGCCTGCACCCTTACGCCCGTAACATTGACAACATCAGCCATTCTATAGCATTCCTGCTGCAGGCGCTCAATGTTAGCCGCCAAAATAGTAGCAGGGTCAGCCGCAGGAGCAATGAATTTAGGCTCGTGAGTAGCATCGGACGGGTAGCCAAGTGCATTAGATGTGCCAATTGTTAAATCGCCCTGGTCATTAGACGGATACACCAAAATGGAAAAAGTTTGGTTGACCAAGATGTCACTGAGCCAGGAGCTCATATTATAGATTGCAAGGTTTGTCTTGGCGATGGAAATAAAATCAGACGGCGGCAGTGCGTCAAAATTGTCATGCTCTTTGGAGAACAACGGAACAACCGGCACAACGCCAAGATTCCAGGTGCCACTTTTTTCGCCCTTGCTGTCTTTAAGGGCCCAGCCTTCCGGTGTCAGTGTCCTAGTAGCAAACTGCTGCTCTGAATGCTGATCAGGCTCTTTATAGACAAACTTTATAATCCTGCCAAATTTATCCAAACCAATCTCGTCCACCTGCACAGGCGACACAACAAAAGCATAAGGCAGTTTATTTCTGTCCTTGCTTAAGCTGTAAACAGTGCTGATTTCATTTTCGATATTGTCGGGCATATCCATAACAATAAAAGCCACGCCGTTAAGCTTAGATTCTATTGCCGCCCTGCGCATTAAGTCCTTGATATGCGTGCCCGTAAAATCAACATCATTCATGAATACTTCCCAAACCGAGGCGCCTGTGCCTTCGTAATCTCGAATAGCAAGGGCCTTGAAAACGGGAGTGACGTGCGCATCAACACAAGGCTTTAAATAGTTCAGGTAATAGGCAATCCTGCGGCGCTGCTCATACTTTTCTACCGACTCCCTAAAGTGTCGCATCAGTCTTGAGCCATCCAAAAAGCCACCAGCGCCAGTATAGGCATCCCTCAGCAGCATATATTCTTCTTTTCTATCGTTCTTCATTAGTCGTCCCCCTAGTAGTTAACCCTTCCCGGTGTAAGCTTGGTATTATGTTCTTCCATACCATAGCGCATTGCGTCCATCAAGTGGTTATTTGCGTCCTCTGGCTTGTTTGTAGGCTTGTCCATCTTATCCTTTTCCCAGCTGTAGCAGCTTATCTCCGTAAGGAAGTTAACACAGCGTGGGTGGATAATGATGTGATAGTCCTGTATCTTTTGGATGCCATTGTTGATACTGTCCTTGCCTTTGTTGGCGGGCTTAATCCTGCACAGGCCAAACTCCTTAAGCTCTACGATGCTCTTAGGTTCGGCACTGTCTGCTATGATTTTTTCTTTGGCGTAGCCCATTCTGCTTACTTCATCAAAAATCATTCTGTTTGTCAGCGCCTTTTTATAAAGCTCGTCAAACACCCATATTGTTTTCTCCTTATGGCTCACCAGTCCGCAGAATAAAGCGGTCGGGTCATTGGTATAACCAAAGTCAAGGCCGAAAATAGATTCCACACCCGGCACTGCCGATACAGCTTGCACGCTAAAAGGCTTTTCCTCCCAGTTCTCATAGATAAGTCCCTCAGCAACGCCCCAGGCGCCTTCCCCTGCGACTTTATAACGTCTTGGATTGTTGATACGCATACGCTCAAAATTACGCCTGTCAGCCTCATCCAGCCACTCATTGCACTTGTAGTTCGTTGTCATGGCAAGGATGTCAGGGTCACTGTAATCAAAGAATTTCTTCTTTAGCCAATGCCGTTCGCTCCACGGATTGAACGTGATAGTAATCTGCTTGAACAGTCCTTCTGGAACCTCGCCACGAATAGACTCGTCAAGCATATCAAAGTCTGTTTCGCTGGTAATCTCGTAGCACTCTTCCAGCCATAGCCAGCACAAGCAGCCTTTATCTACTGCTATGGATGTAACCTTAAGCGGATCATCAAGCCCTCGAAAATATATCTTCTGTCCAGTCGGCAAATAAGTTATTTCCAAAGGCGATTCCTTGCATAAAAAATAGGCGTCTACACCTATTCGATGTATCGCCCATTTAAGCTGTGCAAAGCAGCTGTCCTTTAATGTACGGAATGTCTTACGCACTACCAGCAAATTAGACTGCGGATATTTTATAAGATTTACTATATACCATAATGCCGTTGTCGCTGATTTTTTGGAAGCACGGCTGCCTTTTACTACCCTGTACCTGCCTCGGAATTTCCAAAAACGATTATAACCGCCGCCGATGAGCTGCTTAAGGCTCATTTGCTTGCTAGTCGTCATCGCCCAGGTCCTCCACGATTGTTACTGGTACAGAGCCAGCTACGTTCACATTATCACTGAAAAGACTGTACCGCTTGCCTAAGAGCTCAGCCGCCTTAGTGCGTTCTTTTTCGCTTGGCGGTTTCTCCATAATGCGTGCAACACTGCAGCCTTCGCCAATGCCCTCGACAACTATCTCATGTGAAACAGATTCACCACGCATAACCGATGTCAAGTATTCAAGCACCTCAGTCGCCTCAGCTATCTTGGGCGCTCGCATTTCCTCCATCAGCTCTTTAATACGATTTTTCACCTTAGCATTTCTTAGCAGTCTTGCCGCATTAGCAGCTGCTACATTATCATTTTGTACTTTAAATCCAGCCTTTTTATATGCATCAGTAGCGTTGCCGCTGGCTGCATATTCTAAGCAAAAGACTTCCTGCTTTATTGTCAGCTTTACCATGACAACCCCTCCTTTGCATATTTTGACAATAGAAAAGCCGCTGACCAGTTAAGGCCAACGGCTTTCGTTATTTAGCTCTCATCGTTCTATTTTATCAACATTTATATTATACTGACTGCTATCCATGACTTTCCTTGACTTATCCGTTTCAGACTCGTTTGCAATATTGGTAAGTATTCTCAGCATAACCTGTAAAATTCTAAATGTTGATGTTAAGAACAATGTTGCTATAAACACCCAAAACAAAAATAAATACCAAAATGGGCTATCTGGTTTATCTGCTACCGCACTGTATCCTACAGAATAAATTGCTACTATAAGCCCAGATATTACTGCAATATTAATGTAACTGGTTAATAAATTCATACCGTTAAATTGCCGTATTTTCTTCATTACTGTTTTATCTACTGAAGTAATTAATATTGATATCATAGTCGCTAAGAAGCCTATAATAATCGAGCTCATATTTACATACGAGTTAAGTACATCATGAAATCTAGGGATATCAAAACTAGTAATTTTATACATTGCGCAATAAATAACAGAGCAAAAACTAAATATGACTGGATACAATTTTTCGATAAACCTTGGCATTTTAATCATCCTTTTAGATAATCACATTTTAAACTTGTTCAATTTTTTAAAATAGCACTGTTCTATAGCGTCAAATGCTCTTGAATGTGTTATTGGATTTTGTTTTGAAAACTCTAATTTGATAAGGTCATGTTCTCTTTCATTTATAAGATCGTACAATTTAGCCTTTTCGGTTTTACTTTGCTTTGCAGATAATTTCAATAGAGTTACATTAGGATTTGATAAAAGATGCGTTATCTTATTAAATACAGCAGTATAGCACATGCTTTGCTCTCTTTTTCCCGATTTTCCAATTGAAAATTTAACATTAATTGTTGGTGCCTCTAATTCATTACTATCATCCAATATCCCCAAAAGAGAAGGTTTATCTGACAGTGATTGATTATTTATCATTGATACCTGAATACTTCTATAAATCATATCTGAAGTGAACTGTTCCAATGCTTGTTTGCTAATCAAGGGACGTAATTCTATTTCAGAATTGGGCATCATTTTTGTTAGAACTTTAGCTATGCCAGAAGGAGATAATCCTTCTTGTTTTCTCAATACCGCCATAACACAAGTTTTAGAATCGTATAATGCTGAAATATCCTCACTTAATAAATCTCCATCTTCAACATTTATAGGATTATATTCTCCAGATTTAGTTGCGACACCTGGAACAGAAGAGCTACGTTCCTTTAATATTTCTAATTCCCAATAGCGATATTTAGAACCATCTGAATTCTTGATTTTAAAATGTTCCTTGTTCTTAATTATTTGAAATCTGATAATCTCGCCACTATTTGTTTTTGAATTCCGTTCAGTAACATCCATATACGCTAGTCTTCTAAAAAAATCACTAAGATCCAAAAACTGCTCATCGATATGCTCGTTACCAACTTCATCCTTCATTGATTTCAGATCAATGACATGATAATAATCTATTCTTAAATTCTTAGATTTCAACACACAACACCTCAAATTTCAGTAATACCGTGTAAATTCGACATTATAATACAAAATCCTGCTCGTTTTTCGCGAACAGGACATTGTATAGTGCGTGTGTTGTTTTAGCGTAGAAATTGTGTAATTTCTACATCTTAATTATATAATCTTTAAATACCAGCATTCAACTGTGCTCACTGTCATTTACTGCCATTCTTTTAATAATTTCATCAAGACCTTCATTATAGAATCGGAATACGGTACGTTCACCAAAAGATACATCATCGATAATCTTGTTCCACTTCTCGTTTAAAAGATAACGCTTGTGTAATATCAACTTAGGATAATAGTCGTCAAGTAAATCAAGATATCCTCGTATCTCGTTTGCTACCTGAATTAAGCGAATATTATCCTGCTGTATTTTTCCCTCCAATGCAATCTTTTTTATAACAGCAGTTTCCACATTACTAGAATTGTTGCTAGCACCACTAGGTACCAAGCTGTATGTAGGAGTAGTACGCTCTGCAAGCTCCTCCAATGTTTTCAATTCTTTAAGGTTGCTATCAATTAATAGGCATATAGCCTTGTGTTGTCGAAGCCTATATTTGAGTTCTTCTTTGGTCGTAATAACCACCTCCTATTTAATAAAAATAACAGTCAAAAATTTAAAATGCGTTTTATTATAATAATCGTAAAAATTTGTGCGTGATTTTGCGTGTAATTTCTCACGATTTATTCCTGCTCCTTGATTTTCAATGTAGTTTCCATAACACCAAATACACTATCTTCTCTGTATGTATATTCCTCGGCAAATTCGCCTGAACGGAACGGACGATACAGAATCCACATATCATTACGTTTCCAAGTCACAGAAACAAGCTTTTGTTTAGGCGGTAGTACAATATTTGCAGTACCACCAATCTTTTTCGCCACAACACTGCCGCTAGATTTAACATCGTCGTTAGGGTGTTGACCGCATCCGCACAGCAGTAAAGCAAGTACCGATAAAAAAATTAATATAATTTTTTTCATTCTTTCTCTGCCTCCAATCTCTCAACCCAACGTTGCATTTTGGCTTCTGTGATTTCATTGATTAAGCCACCATATTTGCTCGGTAGACCAAAAACATTAATGCAATTTCTGACATCAGCTATTTCTACCAGCAGTTCAGCTTCTGCTTCTTCATCGCTTATAGGTGTCGGGTTACCGCTTAGGCCTTTAGTTTCAACGCTGCTTGTGAAAGCTCCGCTGCTTCTTCTGCTAAGCCTTCTAGCAAGGCTCTACTGTCAAGTTTGTTTCTAACTATTTCAAGGTTCTTAAGATACTCTTTGCTGTACATCTTCATACGCCCCCCTTTAGTGCCTTGGGATAATCCCACGTTCTAATTTAGCCTGCCTTACTTTATCGTCCCAATCGCATTTTAATTTCTTCCAGATGTAGAATTTTTCGCATGCGTCGTGACATCCGACAGCTCTATCCTTACAGTTAAGGCAAGGCGATTTAGGTTTACCGTGCATCAGTCTTCACCGCCTTCAATTTCCTCGGCCAAGCTAGATTCTTTTTGCTTTGCCCAATGCATATAAAGCATAATCACGCTGTATACCGCAATATCCTGCAAAGATTCCTCCACCTTAGGTGTATCAATATTCTGGCCTTGGCCATATACCTGTGCAATGTGCTTGCGGCAGTATGCTTTCGCTTCCTCAAACATGGCTGCGTAATCAGCTTCTCCGTGCAGCTTTGCTCCAGTTCTAAAATTAGCAAGCGGATCGTGCTCACTATACTGCTTATTCTTTTCCTCAAACAGCTCTGCAAGCTCGTCAAATTTCTCCAGGACAAATCCGACGAAAAACTCCTTATCTACTTGTTGCATATCTACCACACCTTTCTTCTGCACAGCCAACCGCTAGCACGTTGCTCTTTCACAGGATAAATCGGATAACGCTTTCTAATTTTAGGCTTCTTAGCGGATTTCAGCGCCTTGTTAAACATCTCCAAAGCTTCCATAATTGCTTTATCATATCCGTTCATTTCTTGCCACCACCAAACAAATTCCAGTGCTTTTCAATGCGCTTAAATACCTCTTCTGCAGCAAGCCAGCCTTTTACGCTATCCTCTTCACGCTCTTCCTCAGTAAGCAGGCCCATAATTTCAATCAAATCATCTTCATGGCCATAAGAGAAATTTGTTTGAATAGCACTGCAAACACGCTTCTCGCCGTCCATTGGATAACACAGATGGTAACCGCCTTTTTCAAGATAGAACTCAAACGGAATATCCGCTTTGATAAGTAATTCTTTTAACTTAAAGATTTCGTTCATTTTTCATTCCCTCCACATGCTCCACAATCAGATCGTCAACAACCTTGCAAATAGCCTTTTCATCAGCGGTCAAGGTCTTGTTGGTGATTTTGTCATTGTATTTGTCCAGTAAATCAAGCATAGTCTGCATCCTTGTATCCTTCTTCTGCAGCTTGCCAAAGTCAAAAGCCAAACTCATAGCAAATGCGTGATACAGCATACCAATAGCAAACGAAGCCATATCCGTAGCCATATGTCTTGCTTCTACAACATTTACATTATTCTTTTTGATGAGTTCTCTATTTTTTCTACGCCGTTCTGCTCTGTTCATCTCTTTATCCCTTCTTTATCGCAATTCTTTCAAAATCTCTATTAATTGCCGTTGGTATTTTCTTAGGCACTGTTTTTCTTTGTTCCATTCCTGCCTGCTGCTCCAGTTGTTGGAGCCGATGATAGGCTCAAGGCGATAACCGAATCTGCTATCCATAACAAGCACGCAGCCAGCACAGCCGATAATAAAAATCATCGTCTATCTCTCTAGCCTTGCGTAATAAGGTTAACCATAATGCATTGTCCTTGGTAGCCTTGTAGCGCAATCCTGGGTCCCTAATTACTGTGCCCAGTTCTGCCCAATTTGGATTAACCATACATTATCGCTCCCTTCATAACATCGCCATAGCCATCGGACCACTCCACAATACGTAGCGCCTCTTCTACCGTGTAGGCAACTCCAGCAATGGCTCCGTTATCAATAGCCATCAGCAGGAACGCTTTCTGTTCCTTGGTTGGCTTGCGTGGATGAAGTTTGGTCTCGATGTAAAATATTCTGCCGTCTGGTCTAAATCCGTAAAGGTCGGGATGACCTTTAGGCAGGCCGGTATCAAACCAACGGCCGTCAGCCATCTTCCTTTTACCCACATTAGTGCGGAAAATTTTGTGGCCCTTGGCGCTGATGGCTTTCATAACCTCATGCATCAATGCTGTTTCGCTCACGCAAATCTCGCCCCCTTAACATCACTGTAATAATTTCTAATCTGATACCAATACTTTCTTGGAATTGCAATGCCCAACTCTGCAGCACGCCTAAAGCTCCAGCCCATTTTATATTTCTTCAGCTTACGGAATTCTTCCAAGCCTTCCCACGTTTCAAATTTTATATAATCTGCATAAGGCATCTTAGTAATCTCTTCCAACGTGTAGCCCTCAATAGTTTTCTGTTCAAGCCTAGGCTCTGGCTTGAATTCGTGGAAGCAATATGGACAGATTTTAACGGAGCTATCAACCACGCTAAAACATACAGGACACTGCTTAATAGGCTTTTCGTCCTTCTTCTTGCTTTTCTTGGTTTTGGCTTCCAAACTCCACTCACGCTCATCGTCAGGAAGGCCATGGCGTGTATAGTTGCCTACGTGGTCAAGGATTATTGCTACCTTTTCAGGATTTTTAGGATCGTATCGCATGCTGCGCATAGATTGCTGGATATGCAGCGTAAGCGACTGCGTAGGCCTTAAGAGCACTACCGCCTCGCAGTCCGGAACGTCAAAACCTTCGCCAAAAAGGTCTACGTTACTGAGCACCTTAATTTTACCTGTGCGGAAATCATTAACCACACTCTCACGCTCTGCTTTGGGCGTAGTGCCGTCCAAATGCGCCGCCGCTATTCCTGCATCCTGAAAAGCTTTTACAGTGTTCTTGCTCGTTTCTATGGAGCTGCAGTACACTATGGTTTTCTTTCCATTGGCAAGCTTAAGCCAATTTTCTACAGCACCGCCAAAAATCGCTGATTGGTTCATCAGTTCTTCCAGCTCTGCTCTATCATAGTCGCCGCGTTTAGTATGCAGCTTGCTTGCATCTGCCAGCTGTACGCTGTAATACCTGTACGGAGCCAGATAATGATTTTCTATGAGCCATTCAGTGCTGACAGATAAAATCAATTCCTCAAATACTGCACCTAAGCCGCCTTCGTTCATACGACTAGGCGTTGCAGTAAACCCAAGCACAGGAACGCCCTTGTAATATTCCAGAATTTTAATGTAGCTGGCGCTGAGAATATGGTGTGCCTCATCCACGATGATAAGATCAGGACGAGGCATTTTGTGCAGCCTACGGCAAGCAGTCTGCACCATCATCACAGAGCAGTTTTTAAAATCTACACCGCAGAGCTTAAAGGTGCCTTCAATCTGTTGGCACAGCTCCTTGCGATGAACCAAAAACAGTACACTGTTTTTACGGCTCGTAGTCAGCTGTGCTATGGTGCCCTGGATAATAGATTTTCCCCCACCGCAGCCAAGCACGCAGCACACAGCTTTTCTGCCACGCTGGATAGCACTGCGTGCATCAGCTACTAGTTTTTCTTGATAATTTCTTAGTTCTATCACTGTTCAACCCTCTTAGATACCATTTTTCGTTATCAAAATAACATATAAAAATCGCTCAAACCCGCATAAAACCTAGCTAGAAAACAAGAAACCGTGTTTTCCTGTATATCCCTCTTATATTTATAAGAAAAAGAGAAATATATTATTTTATTTTTCTTTCACACGTATACTATTTATTTATGTTATCTAAGTTATTTAAGTTATCTAGGTTCTAAAAAAGCCCATAAAACCTAGGCTTTTTTTAGATAACCTTAGATAACCTTTTTGAAGTTAGATAACATTAGCTTGATGTTTTCCAAATCTTAAGCGTACATAATAAGCTGTAACCTTGTTTAGTGTGTAGGCTCCGTAAAAACGCCCTTGAGAATTTCTTATCAAATATCCACGTTCGCACCATTTCTTTTTGACTGCTTCAAAGTCAAATCCATTGTTTGTAAGCATTTTCGACAGTACATTTTTATTGATAAAGACAATGCCATCGTGGCGTATTCTTCCCCAATAAGTTTTCATAAACCGTTCGTCAGCCTGCAATACACCAGAGTCGAAATTCTCCGCATTTTCCGCAATAATTGCCATGACAACGTGATAAGCACGCTCTGCAACATCAACCTGAGCTTTGGATTTCAAAAACGGGGCTACTATTTCCGATGTAAGTACGTTGCCAGGTTCATTAAAAATTGCCTTGCTGGCAATAGCATCTGCCTGCATCATCAGCGCCATAGCCATTGCCTGTTTTTCTGTGGTCTGCGTAAAGTCTAAAAGCATCTGCATAATAGCGTTGTAATCTTCTTTAAGGTTCTCATCAGCCAATGCTTCTATAAATGCTTTGCCGGCACAGCCAAAATTACCACCAACGAAATTAACAACGGCATTACCGTTATTAATTATTTGCTGATCGCACTCAATCTCTATTACACGGTTAACTACGCCACCACCAGATTCGGCTCTTGTACAAGGCTCTTCACCTGTAAAGATAAAGCTGTTTAGCCAATTACGCTGCTTTTGTAATCTCGAATCGCTGTTCATACGGCCTCTGTCAACACCCTCAGTAATACACATAATCAAAGTGTCATAGTTTTCGTAACGGCTTTTAATGGTCTGCAGCTCGTCGCCAAAGAATGGCAAATTACGAAGCACTGCTGCCATACTCATCATGGAGTTTTGAGTCATATTCATAGTGCGAACCATTCTGCCCATAGCAGGATTGCCCCAAACGGATGCAGCTACCATCATAGCAACGGTTTTACCGCTTCCAGTACCGCCCCATAAATGGAGCACGAATGGCAAAGCATTAACCTTTTCAATCAGCACACTTGCAAAGCTAGCCGCCAAAATCAGCCTCATATAAAGGTTTTCACGAAGAGGTCGAACGAATTCTACCCATTCTTCGAGAGTTCCTTTATCCATAATGGCGCTGATGAGGCTCTTATACTGCTCCTCACAATCAAGCTTAAAATCATCGTTGTAAGGAATAAAGGTTCCGTCAATCCATCCAAGATGGTCGATAGATTTTACCCTAGGCAAAATATCCGGATTAAGAGCCACAACATCAGCAAGATATTTAACCAAGGCTCCAGCATTATTGCTGTTAACCTCAATGCCGTTATCAGCCAGGTTAATGATTTTTTGCTTATTTGCTACAGTGTTTCTTGCAACAAGCAAGTGGTTCCAACGTCCTTCCTTTTGGTAGGCAAGACGAATTTTCTCCGTGCCGTCCTCAGCATTGCAAAGAATTTCCGTAGGCATAATTGGGATTGGACTGGCGTAATCCTTGACAAATATTGTGTTGTAGCCACCACCTTGTTGCTTCATATGGTATACACCTTCTACACCGGTAGACCATTCTCCACAACGTAATTGAAACGGCTGAAGTGGAAACGATGTCATATTTTCCGAGCGAATATGCTTTGCAGCTTGCTGAACCATATACGTTTGAAAATATTTTCTAAAATTCTGATTGCACCTATTCACTGTTGCCTGACAATCAACAAGGCCGATAATCCTCATACGCTCATCAGGCTCAGTAATAGCATTGATAGCTTCCATCAGCGCAGAATTAAACATCTGATTTTTGGTAAGGCTTTTAATAAATTCCTCGGTCAGCTCATATTTTACAGGCCACTCGTAATTGATGATGGCGTCAACATCGCCACCCTGCTTAAAATAGTCAGCAACATCGCCCTTTTTGGGGCAGTCCTTCCAGACCTTTGGCAATGCCAGCACTCGCACGCCTTCCCAGGCATTGGAATAATCAGTGCCTTTATCATCGTTATCAGGAATTAAAACCTTATCCTTAAACTTGTCCAGCAGGCTTTTATCAACCTCAGTCAGCTTAATATTTTTCTGAGCGCCTGTATTGGTGGTAGTGGCAAGCAGGCCTACCTTGGTCATTGCATCAACACACTTTTCACCCTCCACAATATAGAGCGTAGTTTCTGGATCCGCTTCCGCCAAACTATCCAGATTATAAAGGTTGTTGCAATTGTCAGGCTTTTTGTACTGTGTCCTGCCGTTTTCCTCGTATAAAAAACTGAATACCTTATGACCATCAGCCCATTTCCTACGGCGCTTGCGGTATGCCTCTGTGCCGTCTGGGTTGCGGTAGATGTGGTAATAATCCTCAATCGGCTTTACCTGTTTATAATCCATCGGCTCAAGTTCTTCATGTTTTGCGCCCATAACCCGCCACGCCTTGAAAAAATCTGTTCCAGGAGCATTGCACTTTTGGCAATACACAAGGACCTCACCATTTTTCTCGGATACATAAAGATGGCCTTTTTTACCGCATAAAGGGCAGTCAGCAACAAGCTGGCCGCCCTTATTTTTTACTCCCTCAAGATAGGGCTTAATGTCATCAAGATTCAGTTTTGCATTAGAACGGACAGTCATCGTAGCTGTTGCTGAACGGAACCGGTGCGGAAGCAGTATCAGCTTGGCTCAGCTTTTTAAGCTCTGGAATCTTGTAATCGCCTTGGCGGATAGCTTCACCACTGCGAATGCTGTCTACATAGGTGCGTACGCCTACAGTGCCATCCTTTTTCTCGTATTCTTCTTCACCCAGTACAAGGCCAATCCACATACCTTTCATGCGTTGCTCATTGCCGTCAAATTTATCAGCACTAAAATTGTGGTTAGATTTTTCCAGAGCAGTTAAAAAGCCTTTGAAAAAGCCTCTTGCTTTAAGTTTGTAGGAGCGGTTAAAACGGATGTAATCCCAATCCTTACCAGTACGTTCTTCGCTCAGCTTGCCATAATCTTTAAATTCGCCTTCAGCAATATCGGCGTAAATCTTAAGATATTCCTTGCTAGGATTATCCTCAACGGATACAATACGACAGATGTAGGCACCTGCGCCCGGTCTAGCAAATTCTTGAGCCTCTTGCTCTTTACTCCAGTCGATGTTAATCATTGTTCTTCCTCCTTAGTAATCTTTCAATGCTTCAATTACGAGCATTATGTCGTTTTCAATTTCAGCCTTATCAAACGCCCCCATCGGAGATTTGGCAGTGCTGCTATTAGCTTTAGTTTCAAAAACATAATTGCCATTTTTAGCCTTGGCAAGTAATACAGTAGTCATCTTGCTTTCTAAAACAATCTTGCTCAGTTTGCGGCCGCTAGTACGGATGCGAGTAAACACATAGCCGTTATCGTCTATAAATGTTTCAGAATGAGCTATTACGATTACTGTGTACTTATCGTCCATATTATTGGCATAATCCAAAATACTCCAAATGGACTGTGCAAGCTCTACCTATTTGTCATAGTTTTTTTCCTTCATTCGCCGCATTTCATCGCCAACCATAATTCCATTGATTGTATCAATCACAATGTATTCGCATTGCAATGCGCTTTCTTGCACCCATTTCAAACATTCCAGTACTCTGCTAGGATCATCAATTCTAAAATAATTTTTCTGCTCGCTGTTATATTGGCTTTTCCAACCTTTCCAACTTAAGCCTTTGCGGTCGGCATCAATGTATACCGTTTTATCTGGCGGCAGATTGCGCATAGCGGTTGTTTTACCGCTTCCGGATTCTCCCATAATTCCTATGATTTTACTCATTTGCATACCTCCACTTATATCCGCCAGCACTTTTTCGCTCGCCTCTACATACGGCAGAAATGTTTTTAAAACTAATATTAAGCTCTCTATCTGCGGTATGTAGGCCATTCCAAACTTTAAGCAACACGCCTCCAATAGTGTATTGTGCTACTTTCTTACAACAGGTATCATTTTTCCCGTTGTACGAGTTGTTGTAGGCCTTTGTGCACCATTCAAGATTAGATGCCTGATTGTTTGTTTTAACTTCGTCTTTATGATTTACACAAAGGCCCTCGGCATAACCTTTGCAAAAATGCATAGCTACCAATCTATGAAGACTGCTGAATTTTTTATAGCCAGGTTTGCATAATGCCACATAAAGATATCCATTTTTCTTGTTTAGTTGAGGACTCAGAATTTTATTTTTATGTAAGCTATAAATCTGACCATTATCGCCAATCATGTAGTATTTTTCAAATCCTGTGATTGGTTTCCAATGCACTCCCATATAATCACACCCTCTCTTATGGCTATTTAATACTGATGCTTTGCTTTTTAACAAGCTCGGCACCCTCGATAACTTCGCCTGCCTTTAGTGCATTTTTAATAGCCGTTTTATCAGCTTCGGGCGGTTTAATGCGCCAATATTTTTCAGGCAATGCAGTAACATCAGGCACGCTTACAGATTCCACAGAGCGGAATTTAATCGCCACACGAGCAGTTTCAAATTTCTTGCCGTCCAGATAGGCGGTCAAAAATTCTTTAAGGCGTTCGGCCTTATTTTTAGCAGATTTCTCACGCTCTGCCAGCTTATTTTTCTCAGCCTTCAAGGCCTCGCTCTGAGCGGTTAAATCTTTAATCCACATGCCAATATTCTCGATTTTCTGTTCTCGCTCCATTTCCAGAGCTTCAACAGCTTCAATGTCGATTACTTCGCCAGTCTCGGCGTCAACGGCTTGATCGTCGCTAATTTTTACGCACGCAGCAAGGCGTTCATCAATCTCAAACAATTTCATTGGCTTTCGCCTCCTTTTCCATTTTCACTTTCGCCGCATGAGCGGTTAACCAGACATCTGTAGCACGTTCTTTAATGTCCTGAGTAGACTTTTCAACCATATTCAAAGTATCTTCGATGGCACTGAGAGTGACCTCGTCAAATTCATCATCCTGCAGGTAATCTGCAATCAGCTCAGTGCTTTGCATAAGCTTCTTAATTTCGATACCAATCAATGCCATCTTGCAGGCGATTTTAACTCTATCCATTTATATAACCTCCGTTTTATGCTATAATGGAGATGATGAGTTTGCTGTTCATCGTCTCTTGCACCTAGTAGTGTTGCTGCACTGCTAGGTGCTTTTTCTTTTTTAAACATTGCGCATGATGTCCTTAACCATCGCACAGCCACTGTCCATGTGCACGTTGATTTCCTTGCTGTAACCGTTCTTGTATTGCACGATAACGCTTTCTGGGTATTCAAGGCCTTGTCTACAGTAAATCAGCCTTACAATATCAGCGCCATCTCTGGTCATCTGCAGCACCTTGCACAGCTCATTGCAGATTTCTTGCTTATTCTCCATCACTTCTCACCTCCTCCATATCTCCTACTGTTTTTATCCAGGCATTTATTTCTCCTCGTAGGCTGCTTTTGCCAACACATTCGGTCGTCACAGCATACCGGCAAGCCATTGCACCAGTGCCAGCGATACAGCTTTTTACCGCATCGTGAGCAGATTTTATATTTTTTCTCAGCCATGGCTATTTATATACGGTGTTGATGATGACAACCTCGTCGCCAGGGAACAGCTTGCGGCTGCCATTGTCCCGCATCACCTTGCACCAAAACTCGTTAAAGCATTCGGTATTATTCTCTGCATAATGTTTATCGCAGATACCGTACCAGGTATCTCCGGGTTTTACGGTGTACATAGTGACCACACGCTTTACGGGAGCAAAAAAGCTCTTGTAAATACCGTGCCCTATGATAAACACGCTAAGAGCCATAGCTGCAATGAATACTAAAGCACTAATCTTTTTCATTGTTAGGTAGCTCCTTTACGTTAAACGGATCCGTAACATCCTTGCCATCATACTTGCTGAGGAACTCTTCCAAAGACTCCCTGCGACACTTAAGATTGCCAAGCTTCATAAACCTCAGCAGTCCAGCCTTGTTCAACTTGTAGACAAAATCAACATTACATTTCAGAAGTTTGCTTACTTCAGCAACAGTCAACAGTTCAACACTTGCCATTATAGGCACCTCCTTATTTATGTATTGCCACCAGCAGTGCTAGCAGCGATATTAAGAATGAAATGATTTCCAATGTATTCGGTTTAAACATTACATCTTCTCCAAGATAAGGCGAATTTCTCTGCCTACTGCAAGACGGTCTGCAAAGGTCTGCTGAGCTCTGAAATCGTCCATATATGTATCGACCATCTCCTCATAAACTCTTTGCTTCAAGCCCTTGCTTTCGCCCTTGTAAGGCTTCAGGATGTTAACACCGCCTGTAGGGTTGAACTCAACGTAACCTTGGTTCTTAAGGCGGTGGCGGTACACACACACCATATCCTCAGAAATATCACCCATAACCTCTGCAACCTCAACATCCTTAAAACTCGGATGCTCTGCAAAGACTTTATAAACTCTAGAAATCTTGCTCTCTGCCATTACGGCACCTCCTTTATTACGCCTCCGTGCTATAATTAACCTATAGGAAGGAGGTGAATTATTTTGAAACGTGATTTGGATTTAATCCGAAAAATCTTATTAGCTATAGAAAATGCTGATAGCCTTTGTTATTACAATGGAATACAGCAGTTAGCAGAAGATATAGATTGTACTGATCTAGCTCTTGTCAGTTTCCATGTAACGCTGTTAGTCGATAATGATTATATAGATGTAATCGACATTAGTTGTTGTGGTGTCGAATACGACGACTATATGATTAAGCGACTTACAGCTGATGGATGCGATTATTTGGACAATATTCGCAATGATACTGTATGGAACAAAACCAAAGAACTTTTATCTAAAGTTGGTGGTACCTGTGCATTAGAACTTGTCAAAACTATATCTGGAAAAGTTATTTTAAGTCAGCTCGGAATTTAATCTCTGCTTCAATAACGTCATCAACCATAATTTTTGAACAGGATGTTTATATATTCTGCCTCTTTCTAGGTGTTTCATTTGATAGTAAGCCGATGGAGTT